ATGACTAATGCTTTCTATCCATAATTCATCAGTATAACTTGAAGTATCGGGATTTACAATCTTGACAGAAATTCTATCGCCAAATTCAAGTCCTAAAGCTTTTTCCCATATTAATACATTTTGACGCGGATTTACAACCAACGAATCAATACGAACAATAGGTGTAGCAGTTTCATTTAGTTTTTGTTCAATAATAGAGTGAACATCAACGTCAGTTGTGTTAATTGTAGTTTGTGTGCTAGTTCTTATTCTATATTTTTGAACAGAAGTAGCGTCACTAACACTTTGTTCAGTTCCACCAGTACGAGTCCATTTATAAACGTTATATACTTCATTAACATCAAAAGAAGTTTTAACATCAAGATAAGGCAAGTTATAACCGTCATTAGAAAATGTAGCTTGAACGTCAATAGCTTTTGTATTGGAAAGTTTATAATCACGATTTCTAAAAGTCGCTTTACCGTCTTTAGCTATAAAAAATTGTGCGTTCTCTGCAACTTCACAACTACGTAAAGCACTTAATACGTCGCTATTAATATCTTGGCTTTGAACTTCGTGAACGCCAACATTAATATCACGTAAAGCAGACGGAAATTGAATTACATTTAATATACGTGCAACTCTTTCACTAGATAATTCTTGTTCGTCCTCATAACCAAAACTTGTAGATATACCTAATTCAGAAAAACCAGCGTCGCCAAGAAGCCAACCAGATGACACTAATGTTTGTGAATTAAATATTTTAAAAGCGTCAATACAATTAAATTGAACAACAGAATCCGCGCCGATTGCTGGATAGCTTACGGGTATTGTATCTATGAAACCATAATAAACTGGATAATCGATAGAGTTATAGGTAGCAGTTATCCTTACAACTTTATAGGGTTGTATTTTAGTTTCGCCAAGACCAGAATCATAATACGGACTAGAAGTATTGTTAGGATTGAACCTGTTATCTGCATTTGATAAAAGTAAAGAACAAGTACCAGCAACAAATTGCCCTAGTTCATTTGTTCTACCTCTTTTAGTTGTAAATTCTCTAACGTAGGCACTTACATCAGTAAAAGTTTGCGAAGCGTCAAACGGGTTAGAATCAAAACCAATTTCTACAGTTAAATCAACATTAGTATCAAATGCAATAGACATTAGAACGCCACATTAATACCGCGCCTAGCACCCTCTTGTAAAGCTTTTGCAACGGCTTCTTCTATTTCTTGCGGAGTTCCTAATATAGCTTGTGGATTAACTGTTATAAAATTAGTGTTACTATACCTAGCTAAACCACCGCCTACATCATTAAATTTGCTAGGCACACTTGCACCACCACTTGCTGGAAACTTTGTTCCACCGCCACCAGCACCACCACCGCCACCGCCAGAAGAACTACTAGTAGTTTGAGAACCGCCACCAGAACCAACATCTAAACCAACTTGTGAAGCTTTTGCAAATAATGCGTCATACATTTTCATCATATCAGCAACTTTTACCCCAGTAAGTTGCGCCATTTTTTCAAGCGCGTCATTATAACCTTTAGTTCCCTCGCCAAAACCTGCTAATGCTTTATTCAAGTTATCTTGTAAGATTGCATATTCTAAAGTATTTTTTAATGATTGTTCAGTTAGCTTATTAAGTTTTTCTTGTTCCTCACGGACTTTTTCTACGGCTTCGGCTTTACGTTCTTTAGCAGTAATTAAATCTTTATCGGCTTGTTCAACTGCACGGATTGCATCTTCTTCCTCACGCGATAATGCAGTAGATTCCTCAATTAACCTAGCTAAGTTTTCCTCAGCAACGGCTAATTCAAGTTTTTGAATTGTAGTTAATTCCCCAGCTTCTTTTAATTCATTGATAGCTTCTTTTTGACGTTCAATAGCAAGTTGTTCTTCATTAGTTACTTTTGCGCCAAGACCTTGAACGGCTTGTAAATCTTTTTTAGCTTTATCAAGTTGTTCAGTTGCTTTAGCAACATCTTCCTCAGCTTCAGTTTGTTTTTTAAGAGCTTTATTACGTGCCGTTTCTGCTTTATGGATTCTTTCTTGCCTACTTTCTAATGCTTCCATAGCGTCTAGGACTTGTTCAATACCAGAGAGCAAACCGTCCTCGTAAGCTTCCGCAGTTTCTAATGCGGACTTAGCGTTCTCGTCAAGTGCAATACCGTTTTCGTCTAATAAAGAAGTAAGTTCAGCAACGGTGTAATTAGTGCCGTCTAAAATATCCTCTAAGCCAATAGTTTCTTCAACAACTTCCTCTGTTTTAGAACCAACAAAGCCAAGATAATATTGTTGTCTTTTATAAGCGTCATTAAGTTGATTAGCTTTATCAGTTGCTTCTTGGTATTTATCATTTGTTTTACCAATCCAGCCAAATAATTTTTTTAGACCAGCTACTACTAAAGAAGTTCCGGGAAATAATGCAAATGATAAAACCTTAGCCAAAGTTGAAACTCTAATTCCCATAACCTCTAAAGGTTTATTTACATTATTAAGTTGATTACGAAAGTTTTGTATTCTTTCAACTACAATTTGTGTATTTTCAACTAAGTTCATTAAGAACGGAACTAAGTCCTCGCCAACAGTAATAGCTAGATTGTTTAATTGATTTTTTAATATTTGAACTTGACTTGCAAAAGATTCCATTTGTTTTTGAGCAACCATATCTGTAAAGCCCATAGCGTTTTCTAATTCGTGTTGATAATTTTTAATTTGTTCCTCAGCACCAGCAAGAATTTTAACTGCGTCAGCAACACCTCTGTTCAATCCTAATTGGTCTAACAAACCAGCTTTTTGAACGTCGCTAAGACCGTCCATACCAGCAGAGAGATTAGCAACTACGTCAGCAAGATTTAAAAGATTACCAGTAGAATCAGTTACAACAATTCCACTTGCTTTCCAAGCTTCTTCATTTTTCTTTACGGCACGGCTTACATCTCTAAGAATTTGATTTAATTTTTCGCCTGCTTCTGCGCCTTTAACACCTCTATCAGCAAATGCAGAAAGAACGGCGACTCCTTCCTCTATAGATTTGTTTGTAACCTTTAATGCAGAACCAGCCTTATTAGTAAGAGCTTCAGAAAATTGTTGAACAGTTGCATTAGCTAATGTGTTTGCTTTTACTAACACGTCAGTTACGCGGGTAAGGTTCATTAAGTTTTGTTGCGCGTCTTTAACAGTAAGACCAAGTGCAGATTGGGCGTCAGTTGCTAAGTCAGTAGCAGTAGCCATATCAAACATACCTGCTTGTGCAAATTTAGCGACCTGCGGAAGTGCGGACATAGATTGTTCTGCGTCTAAACCAGCAGAAGCAAGATAGAAATAAGCCTCAGCAGATTGAGTTGCGCTTATTGTTGTTTCGGTAGCAACTTCACGTGCAACCCGAGCCATTTGTTCTTGTTGTGCAGTAGTAGTTTGCATAATCGCAAGAGATTGCGTCATCTTATCTTCAAACTTTGTAAAAGCTTGGACAGATTCAACTGCACCCTTAGCGAGAGCAATCATACCAACGGCAACTGCGCCTATACCCGCTTTAGCGAGTAAGCCCATTTTACCGCCGAGCGCCGTACCCGATTTGCCTAAAGATTCTAATTGACTTTTTGCAAGAGTTGCGCCTTTAGTAGCGATTCTAATTATTAAGTCAGCACCAGTTCCCATAAACTATTTCCTCTTTTTAGCTTCAGCTTGCGCCATAGCTATTTGTTTATTTTGTTCGTCTTGTTCCCACAAGTAGAAAGCTACCCATTGTGAAAACTCGTATGATGACATTGTAGTAGATAATTCGCCAACCGTCATACATAAGTCACGGGCTAACCGAAAACGAAATGCGAGTTCGTTATTGTTCTTGAAATTCGTTCAAGATTTCCTCTTGAACTTCACCGCCAATCCCATTAAGGTTTGCTATTTCAACAAATAACTTATCAATTACTGTAGCGTCTTTTTCGTAAAGCTTTTCAATAGCTTCGTCGTCAAGAACAGGAATAACTACGGAAGCTTTTAATAATGCTTTTTGATAATCAAAAGCGTCCGTGTTTTCCGCGCCAGATATACGCGCAAGTTCAACTTGCATTTTCTTTGATAAGCCCTTTACCTTAACTTTTATTTTCCACTCAGGAATTTCTATTTCCTTAACTGGAACATCAGGCAACTTATTTATATTATTTATATCTAAAAATTCACTCATTGTGTTCTTTCTCTAAAATTTCTTAGTGAGTTCCACGTGTTACGTCGCCAGTTACTTGTAAGTCTGCACTATAAGCAACGACGTCGCCAACTGGACTTGAAACTGCATAGCTAGTAAGGATTGCTTCGCCTGTGTATTTTACTGCACCAGCACCAGTACCCTCAGGACTATATTCAAAAGACAAACTTGCGGATTGTCCTACAACTGCACCAAAGATAGCGTCAGCAGTAGAATCCCAAAGTCCGCCTAAAGAAATTGTTGCGTCCTTTAAACCAACTATATATGTTTTAGAACCTGCACCTAGCGTAGTTGTTTCTGCAACGTCAGCAGTTTCAGGAAAGTCCACATTGTTTACGTAGCTAGAAATATCAGTTAAAGTTCCACTTGAATTATCAAGTTTAAAAACTGAGTCTTTACCGTGTACGAAAGCCATATATACTCCTTTTAATTATTTCTACCAAGACCAATTATAACATCATAGTCAGGACTTGTTCCAGCTATAGTTATCTCTACTTTTAAGTAGCGGTTGATAGTTGTTCCTTTAGCGACAGATTTAAACTCTGCACCAGCAGAAGTAGTGAATTGTGAAAATGTCACTAAGTCAGCATAGGTCACATCATCAGCGCTATGTGTTATCTTTGCGTCCAACGTAGGTGTAGTTCCACTAGCCGAAGTGACTAAAATGAAAGCTCCACCGCCGTTACCAGTAGAAGCGCCATTATCTCTAGCAGTTCCACTAGCAGTTGCCGTGTAATTAGCATTTTCTAAAACTGAACCAGAATATAATCCCGAATCAGCTTGGACATCTATTGAAGTGGCGACTATATCGCCTACAGGCGACGATACGCCATAACTTGTTATGTTAGAATTAC